TTCTATCACCACCCCATTCACCTTGTTCTTCCATTTCATCAGATGGTTCAGCTTCACCTTTGGCTGGGTCTGTTCCCTCTGTTTCAATTTGTTCCATTCTAAATTTTTGTTTTGTATCTTCAACTATACCTTCAAAAACATCTTTCTTTTCTTGTTTATTAAATTCAAAAATATTATCATAAATCCATTCTCTTGACATTATTTTATTTTCAATCAATGAATTAGCTATATCAACTTGTTGATTCAATAATTCTAATTTTTCTTGTTGATGTATCATTGATGGGTTTGTTAATTCCAAATCAAAATTAATCAAATCAGCATCTTCAAATCCTTGAACTTTTAAATGAACAATAGCAATCTTTTCTAATTCTGAAACTATTATCTTTTGTAATCTTTCTATTGTACGAGCAAATCTAACATCTTCAGCAGCTAATGTAGCTTTTGAACCAATACTTTCATCATACCCTAAAAATGCTTTTGGTACTTTTAAGGCTGCCATCATTTTGTTTCTCAAATATTCAATATCATCTATAGCACCCTCATTAGATAAACCTTGTAAAGTATCTATTGATGTTCCACTATCACCACCACGAACAGGTAAATAATAATCTTCTGTTGTTGATTCCATATTATATTTTAAATTGTACTCACCTGTATTTTGGTCTATCACAGGAGTTTTCTTCATTTTGTTTATTATCTTTTGCATGAAGTTTTCTACTTCATTTGGTGGTATGTTTCCAATATCAATTTTGAATATTCTTTTCTCTGGTGCTCTCATCATTCTATGAATCAACATAGCATCTTCCATAAGAGTTAATTGTTTCCAAACTTTTCTTGCACCTTCCAACATTGATTTACCATAAGGTAGATAATTAGAATCTGACAACAATCTGAAGTGAGCTATTTCATAATTCTCTTTAAGTTGTGAATTTTTCTTTACACCCCTTTGAGATGTATCTTGAATTTCAAATTGAACCAATTTTGGATTTGATAAATCATGACCCTCTAATCTATTGATTTCATAAGTTGATATTGGTTTAACATTTACTATACCATATTCATCCAATATATCCAACTCCAAATAAAAATCCCCATATTTTGTCATATTACGAATCCAAGACCAAAGATTAAATTCTATGTTGATTATACCATAAAATAAATTATCTAATATAGAATGTATTTTAGGATTATCTGTTTTTATTTTTAATATTTTATTTTCAACATTATCAACTGTCGATTCATCTGAATAAATATCTAAAGCAGATGATATGATTGGATCTGCATCCATCAATTCATAATCTCTAAATAATTCTTTTCTAGCTATATCATAAGCACTTCTATTTTGTTTAGCGGCATATGTATTGTTATATCCTGAATTACTCATCAATCTACTATATCTATCGACAAAGTTAGATGTTAATCCTTTCTGCATCATATCAACATCTTTAACCTTAACCTGACCACTATCAGTTTTTTTGATTATGATGTTTGATTGAAATAATTTACCTAATCTTGTAAATATGTTTTCTTGTTCTGCCATTATATTCCTCTTTTTATCCTAATAACCAATTTAAATTTTCTTTTTCACCACCAATATCCATTTCATATGGATTCTTTTTTGGAACATTGTTACTCATAAAACCACTACTTTCATCTGATGTATTACCATTCATATTCAACATAGTATCCATCATAGCCCATTGATGATTATCCTTTTCTTTCTTAATTCTTAATGCTGTATCTCTAACCCAAAGAGCTATTGAATATGACATTACAACATCATCATTATATCCTTTCATAGCTTCAGGTTTTGAATTATGATAAATAAATACAAATAACTCTTCAATTAATCTAGCAGAGTTTAAATTTACCATCTTTTCTCTTGTGTACTCTTCCATTTTAGCAATAATTAATGGTCTTGTTTTTAATGTTGTTGAAAAACCAGGTACCATATTTTTATCTTGAGTTCTATACTTATTTGACATCTGATGTTCCACATCTACTACTTGTAAATCCTTTGACATATAAAATAAGTTGGGATAACCCCTATCAATAATGGTTTGTAAAGTAGCCCAACCAATATTGTTATTCTCAACTACTAATAAAGCATCATTATATTTTGTAGCTAATTCAATTAAGAAGTTTCCATAATCTGTTGTTCCTAATTGTCCTTTATATTCAGCAACTTGTGTCATAGATTCAACATCAAATACTTGTGTAGCTGAGAAATCTGTTCCATCACCACGAGCAACATCAGCCACAACGATGTAATCTTTTGAGTAATTAGGATATTCCCATATCCAAAGATTTCTATCAAACCCACTTTTTTCAACAGGTTCTTTTATTTGATTTTCTTTATACCACTGTAGTATTTGAGGATCTACAACAGATTGTCCAGAAGTGAGGAAGTCAGCATCACATTCTTGTGCAGCTTGTGATGGTCCTAAAACTCTATCTTGGTCTTTTCTCCAAACCTCATCTCTTTCAGGATGAACCGTCCAATGTAATTTAATTGTGTTGAACCCATTAACACCATCTACAGCTTCAACCCATTGACGATGAAACCAATTACCCACACCATTAGGTGTAGATAATGTTATACAATCACCACCAGTTGCTAATGTTTGTTGTGCCGCTGTCCATATTGATTCAGCGTGTTCAATAAACGCTGCTTCATCTAATACTAAAAGTGATAATGCTTCTGAACGACCAGCTTCTTGTGTAGCAGCCACAGCTTTTATCTGTGAACCATTTGAAAACCTTAAAGATAATTTATTATCTTCATCTAATTTTGTTTTTAACCATTGAGGTAGGTTGTGATACATCACTCTAACCTTTGTTACAAGGTTTTTAGCAGTATCTTTATCTTTTGCTATAACTAAAATATTTTTATCAGCATTAAACAGCATCATCCATAATGAATAACCAGCTGAAAGTGTTGATATACCTAATTGTCTTGACTTTAAAATAATGTTATATCGGTGTGATTTAAATTTATTTATCATATCATCTTGATAATCATATAAATCAAACTTCATCTTACCTCTTTTTGGATGTTGAATCGTACAATATTTACGCATGAAGTGTTGGGGTGATTCTACACACTTTACATATTCACGCTTTATCGCAGTTTTCAAGTTTTGGTTCATTATTTTATTTGCCCTATAGCCCAAATTGGAATCAATATTGCAGATACACCATACCCAAACCAAAGATATTTGTTTTCATACCATTTAGGTGTTACTTCTTTAATCAAATCATCTTTCAATTTAAGTTGAGTTTCTAATTCAATTATTATCAAGCTATCATTTTTAGTAATCATTTCACCATTTTTTAGTTGATTTTCTAAATTAATAATTAACTCATTATTTAAACTATCTTGTCTTTCCAATTCTTTGATAGATGAAAACAATGATTTAACTTCCTCCTCTGTAAAGGTATAAACCTTTTGAGGAAAAATTAAAGAAAATACTAATAATGAAATGAAAAGTTTTTTAAGTATTGTGTCCAAGTCCATCAACTCCTCTGAAACCGTGATTACCTTGTCCTGAGGTCATTCTACCTCTAGCTTGTGTTCTATTCATTGTCATTGGTTGAGTTCTACCTCTTCTCATTACAGGTGCTGGTCTTCGAGTTGCAACTCTTCTAACTCCACCTCGACCTCTACCTGTAGGTCCTGTTCTTGCTCTTAAACCTCTAGCCCCAGTTCCATTCATCATTGTTCTTCTTGGTGTAGTTCTTCTTGATGTAACAGCTCTACCTCGTCTTGGTAAAGTTCTACCTCGTCTTGGTGTAGCAGCTCTACCTCTTCTTGGTGTAGCAGTTCCAGCTCTTCTTGTGGATGTTCTTCTACCTCTCATAGTTCTCATACCATTACCGTTACCATTACCATAATGTGTTCCTCCATGTGGCATTTACTTTCTCCTATTTTTTCTTTTTTGCATATTGTTTTAAAAAATCTGCAGCTTCATCCGCAGAAACATTATGAGTAACCTTTTTTTGCTTTTCTCTTTTTATTTTACTTACAGCTTTTTTATAATTTTTTTGAGTTTGATTCATAGCTTTTTTTCCAGTTTTCAATTCTTTAACTCTTTTCTTCGATGTTTTTATATCTTTTTTTATCTCTTTTACTTTTTGTTTACTTTTACCTCCAGCAAACAAAGCAAAAATACCAGATAAACCTGCTACTAAACCTAATACCCACTTTAATATTTTCATCTTACTTAACTCCTAATTTTTTTGAAGCATGTTCACCAACATTACCAGCTGCGTAAATACCAAATATCCATTTAGTGAAATCAGCCCAAGCTTGAAATTCTGCTTTACCTAAAACAACAAAAACAGTTGCTGCTAAAAAACAAACACCTGCACATAATAATTTTTTACTTCCTAAATCCATAATAACTCTCCAATTAAGAATTTTTATTTATTTCCATAGAAACATTATGATTAGCCATAGCATTAGCTACAGTTTCATCAAATAGATTATTGTTCCTATTTTTATCTAACTCATCAATCCATTGAATCATATCCTGTTCAATTGATTCCATATTTTTAAGTTCGTGAGATCTTCTATAAGCAAACCATCTAATTGGTTTATCAAATTTTAAATCTAACTCATAATTCATTTGACAATGGTAACATCTACCATCAGCTTTATGAGTATCTTTATCCCAGGGTTTTAAAATACCCTTTTCACAATCTGAACAATAATCCCTAAAAACTCCTACATTAGCAGTTTTAGTAAGTTTCATTTTATAGCCTTTTTTCTGCTCCCACTTCACACCATCTTCATCAGTCCAAATATCACCAACTTCTCTTTTAACATTAGCTTCACCTATATAACCAGACTGTATTTTACCCCCATAAGTTCCATCAACCATATCTTGAACTCTTTGGAGGTTTTTACTAATTTTTTTACTCATAATTCCTCATAAATGTTTTCATATATAAATATACAAAAAAATACTAAACCATTAAAAAGTCATTAATCCTGTAATTTGATTAATTGGTGCAAAAGCACCTGTAAACTTATAAGTGTTTCCCTTATATTTAAACACAATTCCCTCCGAAGGTACTATTGAATCCAACCCTCCGATAGCATTCAATCTATCTAACTGAACCTTCAGTCTATTTAACTTCTTTAAATCTTTCCCAACTTTGACATCTTTGATAGCATCATCTAATTTTTTCTTAATACCTTGAACTGCTTTATCAGGATTTGCTGCTATGAAGCCTTTTACATTTTTCAATATTTCTGCGCCAACTTCAAAGAATAATGTTTCAAATGGTTTCATATTTTCTTTAACTTGTTTAGTGTGATTTTGTTTATCAAACTTTAATACCCATTCTAAAAACTTCTCATCTTTGATATCTTTTTTCATCATAGCTACTGAGTATTTTTTTTCAAAAAATGCCCATCTTCTGACTAACCCCTCTACTACTTTATCTGGTATAGCGTACTTATAATTATCTCTAACTTCTTTTCTAATAAACCAATCCCAATATTTTTGATGATAAAGAGCTAATGTATCTGAATCCTTTAACATAAATTCAGCTTTTAATACATCCAATTTATTTAAAAACTTACCCTTCATCTTACCAAAATCTTGGTGTTTTGGAACATCTAAAAATACAGGTTTACCAATTTTATATTTCTTTTGTATGTTTTGATTTCGTTGTTGAATCATACCAGCTAATATTCTACCACTACC